TTGAGTTTGAACAAGTAATACTTTACAATATGTAAATCAGAATTCAATAAAAATTTGTAATAAGACGGTGTATTAAAATTAACACCACGTTCTTTTAATTTCATAATACTTGAAAAGTTATGTTCGTTTATATCATATGTTTTGTGACCTTTTGTATATACTTTTCTAGACGTTAAAATGACACTAATCATCTGATCAGTACACCTATCAGGTGTAACTCTATCTAGTATTTCATCTATACACTTATAATCTCTTAAAAGTTCTCTAGTTATTTCTAGATTGTCTGATGCATATTTCAATGCATTATGATCGCCATTACAGTTATAATGCTGCCATTGGAACATATATTCACATTTGTGTTCTTTTGCGAGATTATCAATTTTTTCTTGGCCATAAGTCTCACGAACTTCTTTAATATTTAACAGGTATGGATATCGGCAAATCAAATCATTTACTGTTACACTGTTTAAAGTACCGTTAATTAAAGGATCTTTACATCTTTCACAAAATTCTAAAATTTGCTTTTTGTACCGTACAGAGTGTTTATCAGTTGTTAAAAATTTGAAAATGTCATTAATAAATTCTGTAGTAAGGTATTCAGAATTTTCTTCTTTTAGTATATCAGTAAAATAATTTACATATTCACTATTTTTCAGCTTGAATTTAAATAATAGTGGAAGTTTATCAATTGGAATATTTGGTATATATGCTTCAATAACTAATAACTCTGGGTTGTCTTTTTTCAAATACATTTCCATATATTCATAAATTTCATCCAAATCTACTTTAATTAATATATTAAAAATCTTTTGGATTGTAATTGCTGGTGAATGATTCCCATAAATATCCTGTGTTTTATAATCACGTAAATCTGAATATTTAACTAAATGTTTGGTTATATCCACTCGTTTCAAATTTTTTAAAATCATATGATCAGTTAATTTATAATCTATACCATTCAAATCAAATTCATATAAACACTTGACTGTTTTATACTTGTCAGGTCTTTCATAGTAATAAATATCTTTGTATATATCATATTCATCGGAACTTTTAATAAATTGTTTAATTGATTTGTATATTTTTTCCTTGCCGGTGCAAGTATACCTATTGTCCCATGCAAAACTACTTCTTTCCTTATTATATTCTAAATATATGTAAGCTTTGGGCATATTATTAAATTTTAGATGATAACGTAAGTATATACTAGTATAGTAGGTATAGTATTATACTAAGTATACTATTATAATAGCATGAGTAAATTTAACTAAATAATTTCTCCAATATATCGCGGTATTTCTCTAGCTCTTCTGTAGGATTTTTGAGAGATTCCATATTAAGTGCGACATCAACAAACAGCGAATCATTCTCAGTCATTCCCCGGCCTGCCAGTTCATATCGCCCTTGTTTTTGAATCCATTCATCCAATGTCACAGTAACAACTATATTAGACCCATCTAGATGCTGGAACTCGATATCCTTGCTAAACAAGATATCATACAAAGTCAAGTGATGGAAACTGATCAAATTATTGCCAACTCGACGAGTAATTCCGTAACCTTCATCCAAAGTTTCCTCTACGGTAATCACTACATCTCCACGGATATGACCCGGTTGTTCATCGGCCTGTTGTTCAAACCGATATTCATACCCATTATATACTTCCTTGAGCGGTAATTCATAAACCACCTTTTCTTTTCCTTGCCATTTCTGGGCTTCTTTCAAGTGCTTTATATCGGTTACCTCGGCTGCTTCGGCATCTTCCTTGGAATCAAACAGACGTTTACGCTTTACCGCGATCTTTTTAACTTTTTGTTGGAAAATCTCTTTGGTGGTTACGCTAATAGTGTGTTCAATATCTTTGGTCTTGGGTTTGGACAGCTTGCTAGGATCAAACCCAGAATCTTTAAACATTCCTTCCAATTTACTAGGATCACTGGCCATATTTGCGGCCATTTTAGACGCCATATCGGTAACTCCCTTCATTGCGTCCTTGTCCATTCCAGGAATGTTCAGGTTTTTTAACATTCCGTTCATCATAGTGTCTAATCCTGGAGGTAAGCCTTGTGCCTCTTCCGGTTTTCCGTCAATATCGGCAAACATCTTGTCTGGATCTGGATCTCCACTGGCGCCACCAGTCATTAAATCGCCTAGACCAAACGGTTTGATTTTGTTTGGATCTTCCGGTTCGTTTGACGATGGTGCGTTAGCGGCCGAAGACAATCCTTGCGTGAGTGTAGACATAATATCACCTAGACCTTTATCGTCCCCGCCTTCATTTCCTGTCATTTTGTTCATCATGTTCATCACATTTTGCATCATACCATTCAATGAATCGTCTACACCATTTAACCGGTTATTATATGCTGTTCTCTTGCGATGTGTTGATAGATTGTCAAAGGCATCGTTTAATAGATTGAACTGGGTTTTGTCACCATTCGGGCGATCTGGATGATATTTCATCGATAATTTTTTATACTGTTTCTTGATTTCTTTATTGGTCGCGTCTTTGGAAACGCCTAAGATTTCATAATAATTTGGTACTTGTTCTTCTGCCATACGATACGAACAAAGAGAGTGTGAGTGCGTAGCGAGTGACTGAAAGGAGTTCGAGTGACTGAAAGGACTGCGAGTGCGAAGTGACTGTAAGGAGTTCGCGAGTGTAAACGAGCGTACTATATAAATATTCCAGATAGTATTTAAATAGTTAAAACGCGTTAAGCACATTAAAAATGTGCTTTTAAACATACAATTCTACGTTGTAATCATCTTCTTCAAGCTCTTTAGCAAATACCGACTTGTCTTCCGGGATGAGTTCTTTGGAATTTTTGATGAATAATACAGAATCGCCCATATAAACCATTTCGTCTTTTTTGAATGGGGTTTTGTTAGTCGAATCAAATTTGTCTAGGTCACCCACATATGCAACTTCATCACATACAATACCTGTAGACATCAAATGGGTTTCCAAGGCAGAATGGTATTTATATGTGGCGCGTTTCCAGCATTTTTGTGGAGTAGTTTCGGCAGCATACATCTCTGCAATCTTTTTACGTTTACGATGCGGAACTTTTGTCCAATTTACGAAATTCAAATACTTTTTCTTTTCTTGCTCAATATATTCTTCTTTATCTATGATTAATTCATCTTCTATTTCCAATAATCTCTTATCCCATTCTTTTTGTTTGGTTTTAATGAGGGTAAATAGTTCTTTTGCAGATAGTTTTTTATATGCTTTGGCATCCATACGTAGTACTAGTATTACTAGTAGTATAGTTAAATAAATTTAGTAATAAATACTTGGTATACTACTAGTTCAAGTAGTATACGAAACGTTATCATTAGAGTATGGCATTCCGTCCTAAAAATGCTCACATCGGCCCTAAAGGGTCTGGTATATATATTCCATTTACTGATGAACCTCCCAAAGAACGCCTGCGGTTGACAATAAAAGTTTATCATAACCGCCTAATATCAGTTAAAAAGCACCTAGCCGAAAAACAACAGTACTTTGACCAGCGTTACGATGGGTATAAGCCTGACCCGGAACGTTTTGCAGATTTTGAGCATAAACTCCCTAAAATCCGTAAAAAGATCCGACAACTATATGCACAGAAAAAGTTTGATGATCCAGAAATCTCCAAACTCGAACACAAAGTCACCAAAATAACAATAAAGCTCAACAAATATTACCGGTACAAGCGGCATTCTGCCGAAATCGAGACTCTAAAGGGTTTGATCGAACCTTTGACCAAATTCCTAAGTGGCCACAAATATCACTTGGTAAAACGCAAATCGGTCAAAGTTTTTACGCGCTATAAATCCGGTAAAATCTCTTTTACTCATAGGTATATTACTACTCGGGTGGATGATTTAAAATCAGGTCACACGTCTATCTAGAGTCGGCTGGACGTGTTTCCATGAGCGATTGTGGGCAATATTATTAGCAGCTTCATAACTAATATTATGTTTTGCTGCAAGTTGTCTAACAGTAACACTTTTATCCTTTATTAGGTACTCTTCTTTAAATTTTCTTACTTGATCTTCTGTATATTTTGTATTGACTGTACCATGTTTGTGCTGATCCAATATATTATTTTTACGAGTGTCTAATCTTAAATGATCTGGATTCCAACACCCGGCATTACCACAGTTATGACATACGTTATGAGTTTTAGGTATATCATCCCAATTATTATTCGCATATCTCCAACTAAAAGCGTGTAAAGGTATACTTTTTCGAGAATGTTTATTACTTTTCTGTAATGCAATTCTATTATATTCGTCTAATTTTTTATCTTTCCATCCCCAACATTCCGATGTAATACTATCATCCTTTGATACATTTGGATATAATGTTTTTTGAGATAATAATAATTTATATTTATCATCTATTCGATCTTTAAAACTTTTAATCTGTTTATTTACTATATGAATTCTTTTATGGGTTTCATATTCGTCTAATTCTTCTTTCGTTCTAAGATGTCTAAAACTTTCAAATATTTCTATGCGTTGAATTGATCTCGCTGACACTCCGAAATGTTCTGATTTTTCTTTTCTCGTCATACCATTGTCTTTGGATGCAATTATTTTTAATGCTAATTCTCTAGAAATTTTAGAATTTGGATGTTTTTCACCTAAAAGTCTTGTTCCATGTTTAAGCATATCTTCAGAATTTTGTTTAACAGTACCCTCTTCCAAATGATTTGGATTACAACATTTTTTATTATTACACATATGTCGTACAACTTTAGATCTACACAAATTCATATTTTTATAAACCATATATGATGCTCTATGCAATCCTAAACTTTTACAATTTATACTAGTGCGGATATAGCCATCTTTAGTTGGTTGTTTTGTATTGTCAACCCAACAATCTTTTATGGGATCTTCAACCTTACTTTTTAGTATTTCTAGTTTATTTTTAAATCTAACCCACGCAAATTCTTTTCTGGTCATTATATCAATGTGGTCTGGATTGAAACAATCTTTATGGTGCGAACATTTAATAACAATATGAGTGTGTTTTAAATTACATCCAGGATGTTTAAGTCTGGTTATTTCTTGATATGGTAATAATTCTTGTTTGTCAATGTTTACTATATTGTTTTTTAATTTTTGATCAATATACATACACCCGGTATTGGGATTTTCTGTATATTTTCTATGGGTTTTCAATAAATTTAAAAGTTTATTTATCTCTTCTACGTTGGAAGTGTTCATAATTTTGATAATATATATGGGTAAAAATTTTCAATATATACATTTATATGTTTATATATATTTATACGGCGACAATTAATTAGTACACTAATTAATTAGACTATTAGGACTTGCCTTATAACAAAAGTTCTATTTAGTTTTTAATTGTGATAATTCTAAATGGTCTGGGTTCCAACAACCTTTGTTATTACATTTATGAGAAATTTTATGAGTTTTAGGAATTTTATCCCATTTATTATTATTATATTTCCAACTAAATGTATGTATCATTTGTTTTTCTTTGTTATATGTTATTAGAACTGTAGATGACAATGACTTTGATTTCCATCCCCAACATGGAGTGTTAACGTTAACTGAATTGTTTTTATATTCAGTTTTATGTTTTAACATTTCATTATATTTATTATCTAATTTTTCTTGAGGTGGTTTTTGGACTATTTTTTTAATTGGTGTAACTCTTTTAGTTCGATTATTAAACTCATTTAATTCTTTTTCTGATCGTAAATGTTTAAACGTTTGAAATTGTTCAATTCTTTCAATAGATCTAACGGATACACCAAAATGTTCAGATTTGTCCTTTCTGGACATATTAGTACCTTTACTGTTTATTATTTTCAAAGCAAGATCATTTGAAATATCAGAGTTTGGATGATTATTTGGAGATGATGTATCATTTTCAAGTTTGATTTTTAAGTGATGTGGATTACAACAATGTTTATTTGCACAAGTGTGAGTAATTATGGTAGAGGTGTTTAAAGTTTTGTCATTATATATCATATAAGATACTCTATGAAGACTTAAATTTTTTTTATTAATTTGTATTTTAATATACCCATCTTTATCAATTGTTTTATCTTTTAAAATCCAACAATCATTTATAGGGTCGTCTATGGAGTTTTTCAATAATTCTAATTTATTTTTAACGTCATCCCATGCTTGTTCTTTTTTAGAAATTGTTGAAATATGTGAAGGATTAAAACAGATGTCATTAAGTTTGCACTTTTTAACTGCATAATCTTTCCTAAAATTATAGGAAGGGTGTGCTTCTTTGCATATTTCTAAATTGGGTACAATTTCTTTACGTTTTATATAAACAACAGAAGATAATGATGGATTTATAAATTCACACCCAGTATCAGATTGTTTAATATAATTTTTATGTTGTCTTAGTAGATTTATCATTGTTAAAGTAATATATTTATATAAAGTTAAATAGTTTTAATTAGTACACTAATTAATAAGACTATTAGGACTGACGTTAAACCATTTAGACAGCAACACCGGTAGTTTCTCCATCGGGGACAGATTCGGAAACGCGGAGAGCACCACTGTCGTTGAGGAAAAGGTAGCGGGTGGCAATACCGGCAAGACCACCAGAGGTGAACTTGATGTAAGGAGGGGCGAAAATATCGTCACCGGTGGCACCAGTTGCACCAGTTGCGCCGACCGGACAATCACGATTAACAGCGAGGACGAGACCACACTCTTCATCACCAACGACAACCTGGGGGACGACGGTGGAAGAAGCCTTGAGAGTACCTACACTAAGGGTAGAGAAGAAGCCATCAGACTCGATCTGAGAGTTGGAGTTTTTCTTAGTAGAAGTAGACATGATATTGATTATAAATAATCAATATATTTTAATTTCGAAAAAAAATGGTAAAAATGGCTTGGTAATATATATGTTAAACCATTAAGTAGTTTTATTATCCCGTCAAGTGAAATCAGATGCCCATAGATAAAAATGTCGATTTTCAAAAAAACGGAATAATACTAATTGATTCAACTGATTACGAAACATATCAAACAGACATATCCAACCTTAAATACAATAATTATAAGATATCCACTATAACAGTCAACTGTAAATTAAGTTATAAACAAAACGACAGTTACCTCAAAATACAACCAGACATCGAAAAGCTATGTAAGAATTTAAACGAGCGAAAACAACAATGTATTTTACACTGTCCAAAATATGGCCGATATAATGTCACCAAAACCGGCAAAAATACCAGGTCGTTAGACAACAATTTTACTATAACCTTTTACCGATTTTTCCGCAAATCTGGAATAAAGACAATAGATTTTTCCAAGATATCTATAAAAGTCTTTTCCAATAATAGTCTGCACATTACTGGATGCCCCACACTAGATACCGCCAGATATTATGTCAAATATGTCGTGTATCTAATGAAACAAACGGGGGCCATTAACGCTGACGCGTTGTGCTACATCTATGATTTCAAATTGCATATGCTCAATGCATATGTTCGATTAGGGTTCGGATTTGACTTGAATAATATTAAACGCATCGTCGAAACTAAATATCCAAACGAATGTGGCATTAATCTCATTAAAAACAAATTTCGATTAGATTACAAGTTTTCCAAAGATCGCGGAGTGTCTATAATGCTATTTGAAAAGAATGGCAATCTAATGATTTCGTCAAAACATATGGAAGAAATACACCGATCTGTTCAATTCATAGATAAACTGTTTTCGAATCACTATGACGAATTATACAAAAACTACCAAATCAAACTTTCAAAAGATTCAGACGAACCAACGCAAGAAAAACGCAAAAGAGTTACCAAAAAAGAATCTAATAAAGTATTCACTTTCTTTGGAATTACACCGCAAGGTGAAAAGATAAAACCTCCGCAACCGGTTTCCAAAAAAGAGTTGCTTGACCGACTCAAATCCAAAGGAATATCTAAAACCATCATCGATCGGATTTTAAAGAAAAACGCGGCTATACCTCCTGCGTTGCGGGGAATTGCTCCTGAAAAGCCTAAGGCGAAGGCTCAGGCGAAGACGAAACCAAAGGCGAAATCAAATGTTCCTGTGAAGTAATTGAACTGGTTTCGTGGTACATCAACACATCGTTCCATTCATCAATATGATCCAATATCATTTTTAAAAGGGCATAATTGCGATTTACAAAATTGTCTATATCCACATCACGCTGAGATTGCGGTTTATATTTATAATCCACCAATTCGAATTTATTCTCTATATTTTCCACCGATACCTTGGATTTATATTGCAATGTATTATAGCCTATAAATTCTACAAACTCTTGTTTAACTGCATCGACAGTTAATCCGCTATCGTATATCGACAATATATCATGAGAATACTCTACACATTCATGGAATGAATTGAATTTATAGGAATCGTATGAAACCATAGGGTTGTAGTATATATACTTTTTGCCGACATTCAATCCGTCGATTGTATAAGTTGTATGAGACAATTCGAATAATTTGGCCAAGAAATCCGGTGTGATGATAATTGGATCTACATCGAATTTCTTATCACACACATACACACTGTTTATCCCTAGGTCTTTGAACATCTGGACCATAATTGTAGAAATATATTCATACGGGATCTTGTAGAATTTTACATCTCTGAACATCTCTATGAATATTTCGTCTTGGATATTCTTTTTTATAGTGTGTAGCATCTTAAGAAGTCTGTTTTCAAACGGATGTGTTAATTCGAATAATTTCAGATGACTCGAGTTTACATTGTTGCCGTATTTGTATAAATCAATGGATTCCGCTCTACACAATCCACATTGTATATAATAATACTGCGTGGATGATTCCTGATCATCACACACATACAAGTTGTGCTTGCACATTTTCTGTATACACCTCTCGCAAATGTTGTGCCCACATGGAAACATACAAGGTCTCCTACCTTCTTCGTCTATAAATACCGTGTAATCTACAGGGCATTTGAATTGCTCATCTATTGAATCCACTAGTTGAGTGATTCCATTCTTGTACCCACCCAAATCATCTAGAATCCGCCTGGTATTAAGCTTGCGTTTTAATTCAATGGCTTTTTGAATCAAATGTTCCAGCGGTTGTTCATGGACTGCATTGGCCGATTCTTCTATTTCCTCGGTTGTCCTATTATCTACATCTCCTCTGGCTATTCGTTCTTGTTCATATGTGTCTAAACTCGCTCTTCTGGCTTGATCTATTTCGTCCATACGAGCGTAACGACTGTAAGGAGTTAGCGAGTGAGTGAGTAGTTAGTTATACGATTCACGTAGTATATAACTATATATTTTTTAAATTCTAGCTAATTTTACCAACGTATACTACGATATATTCGTATATTACGAATATATTAGGTATGAAATTACCACCAATTTCCAATAATACTCCTTCATATCCTAATAGATATTTTAACAAACAGTATATTGATTCGTTTCTATCATCAATAAAACTATTAGAAACCAGTTCCATAAGTTCATGGGGATTTTCAGTATATTCATCTGCTTTAAGATTCACAAATAGCCTAAACGATTTATATAAAACTAAAGAGTATGTGTGGAAAGCTAGAATATTATCTGAATTCGTTTTTATAGATTTTGTACCAGAATTCCATGATGATCAAAAAGGAACGTTATCCATTTTACTTTATTCTAAAAGAGGATTACTGATAAATCGAATATATACTCCGACCAATGGTATATTTATATATTATTTACCACCAAGACCTGCTGAACACATTCAATCTAGATTTAATAGAGCTATGGGGGTCAGACCAGTAGAGTTTAATGATGCCAGAAATATACCTTTTATAAATTTTTTAAATTCTAGCTAATTTTACCAATGTATATACGGATATACGTTACTTATAGTATTTACTTTACTTCTTCAAATATGAAAGTTACTTACCAACTAGATAATGAAAATATAAAATTAACTTGGAAGGGTAATACTTTACAGGAATTCATCAAATCAGTTGAATATAGTCAAGTAACTTATTTAAATATTTCACACAACTTACTTCAAACACTTCCTCCGGAAATTGGTGCTTTGACTAATTTAACACATTTGTATGCCTTCTGTAATATCCTGCAAACACTTCCACCTGAAATTGGTTCTTTGAAAAGTTTAACGTATTTGAATGCCAGCGGTAATAACTTGAAAACACTGCCTCCTGAAATTAGCGCTTTGACTAATTTAACATATTTGGATGTGTCGTATAATAATTTGCAAACACTTCCTCCTGAAATTGTTGCTTTGAAAAATTTAACACATTTGGATGTGTGGAATAACAA